AAGCGTCAGAAGCGTGGTTGTGAAAAGCGTCAGCCTATCTCCTTCGAGGATGTTAAAGTGTTCTTTGAGCAAGAGGGTTGTGAGTTGCTTGAGACTTCCTTCGTGAACTCTAACACGCCAATGAAGTATCGTTGCTCTTGCGGTAAAGAGTCTTGCACTACCTTTGCCAACTTTAAGCATCACAACGTTAGGTGCTTTGAGTGCGGGAAGAACAAGATTGCTGGTGAGAACAATTATCAGTGGATTGAAGACCGTGAAGATGGTGTTCGTCGTAGTGACCGAGAGGCTAAGGCGTGGCGGACTCAAGTGTTCCAACGGGACGACTACACATGCCAGTGTTGTGGTCAACGTGGGGCCAAGCTAAACGCACATCATCTCTATGACTATCAGCATCACCGTGAACTGGCCCTTGACCTGAGTAATGGCGTGACCTTGTGCAAGGAGTGTCATGTTGAGTTCCACAAGGAGTACGGTGCTAAGGTAGCAAACACACCAGATCAATTCATTCAGTTCAAGGAGGCCCGCTATGGGTAAGCTAGTCGCATATTCGGGTTTCAGTGCTACGAACTATTTGGAAATGCCGTATAACTCGGACCTCGACTTCGGGACGGGTGACTTCTGTGTGATGGGGTGGGTGAATACAGCGGTTGGTGGTATTGACAGAATTCTGCAAAGAGACAGTGCCACGACTGCTCAAAGATTTTCTGCATATGTTGACGGGTCAGGAAACTTTGCCTTTCTGTGTGACGACAACACCACGACAAGAACGGCCACTTCATCTGCAACCATCATTGACGGGTCTTGGCGATATGTGTGCGGGGTTTATGATGGTGCTGGCGGGGTGTTTGTTTATGTAGATGGTGTTCTTGCTGGGTCCGCTACGGGGGCGGCATTGCTTACCCTAAACAACGCAACCGCAACCCTAGTTCTTGGGAATGATCAAAGTGGCGCTAACGCCTTTGCTGGCTCCCTCGCCCTCCTCCGCATCTCAGCCACCGCACCCACAGCCGAACAAATCCTCAAGATATACAACGACGAGAAGGTACTGTTCCAAGACAACGCTCAGGCCACTCTCTACGGTGCATCTGATGCTGTGACTGCACTCGCGCACGACCCTGACACAGACTTGTTGCACGTTGGCACGAGCGCAGGGCGGAGCATCTTTGACGGCCTTCGGCGCGTTGGCAATACGACAACATCCGTCAGCGCGGCCATCAGCGCCTCGGGCGGTCTGGTAGTGGAGAAATAACATGCGACTGACAATCATCTGCCCGGCTGCGCATCGGGACGACGCAAACCACTACGCGATGGCCTTGGGCGAAAGCGAGGCTGACGGCCAGACCTACGGCGAACCAGCTTGGCAGGACGCTTCCGGCAATCTCTACAGCGTGGCAAGCCTTCCGGTCAGCGAGGGCTTCATAGAGCGGGCCACAGGGACGCTTGAGCGGCCTGAGTGGGATGTAGAGCCGTATAGCATCAGCATGGCCGCTGCTGGCCGCGCACAGGCGCTTGTGCAGGTATGGCAGCCGACAGAGGACGATGACCAGCCGCCGCAGGCAGACGCGGAAACAATCCTAGCCATGGTCGGTGATGCCCCGCTGGAATTGTTGGCTCAGGCAGGATTGACGAAAGAGGCGACGGATGCCGGAAACGATACTTAAATACTGGCCGATCCTGATTGGCTTTATTGGTTTCTTGGTCTGGCTCATTCGCCTTGAAAGCCGGAGCATCGAGAACACCAAAGAAATCAAGCGCCTCTGGAACCAGCGCAAAGAGGACATGGAAATCAGCCGTCAATCGCGCGAGGACACGAACCGGATGCTGGCCGAGATACGCGACGACATCAAAGCGCTGATTGCGAAAGTGGGGCCAAAGTGAGAAAAGTCTACGACCTGGCCCGCCTTGAGATCGGCACCTACGAATGGGCCGAGGGCAGCAACCCGCGCGTCGATGCCTACTTTGACGACGTGGGCTATCCGTCGATGACCGACGAAACCTCGTGGTGCGCTGCCTTCGTCGGCGCAATGCTCAAGCGGTGCGGACTGCCTCACACGGGAAAGCTGACTGCTCGCAGCTATCTCGACTGGGGCAAGCCCGTTGACCTGAGCAAAGCCGAACCCGGCGACATCGTGGTGTTGTGGCGAGGCTCGCCGACAAGCTGGCAGGGCCACGTTGGCTTCTTCGACCGACAGGCGGACGGCAACGTCTACCTACTCGGAGGCAATCAGCGCGACCAAGTGAACGTCAGCGGCTACAGCATCGACCGGGTGTTGTCTGTGCGGCGAATGGAGCGCACGAGCAAGGCGCAGTCCACAACGCTACAAGCCGCCGCAGGAGCCGCCACAGCGGGCGCAGGGGGCGTTGCTACGGTTCTGGGTAGTCTGGACCCCGTGGCGCAATACATCGTGCTGGGCGCGGCTGCTTTGGCGGGTCTGTTCTTGTTGTGGATTGTCAGGGAGCGCCTGCGTCGATGGGCTGACGGCGACCGATGATGCTCCGGCTGAAGCTCTGGCTTGCAGCGGCTGGTGCCTTCATCGTGGCGCTGTTCGCGGCCTACTGGAACGGCAAGAGCAAGGCGAAGGACGAAGGCTATGCAGACACGCGCAAGCGCATGGACGAGGTTGACCTTGGCAATGACCCTGATGCTGCTAGGCGCTTCCTGCACGAGCGTGGTCAGCGGTGAGGCCATCTGCGATGCGACAGCCGCCAGCCGCACTGCACATGCAGCCGCGTTGGCTGAGGACGGTGGTGACAAATCAGTGGTTACAGGCGCGTATCTTATTCGACAGCTAGACGCGGCCTGTCAGTAATTGCGCCGGGTGGCGTGATCCGTGCCTGCCGGACGCAGGTAGCGTACCCCATACGCGATGGACCCCGGCAGCGCCTCAACTGCCGGGGTTTTTGCTTTAGCTTTGCGGCCTCGCCACAGGGCGCGGTGATGCACTGAGAAGCGTCGACCGCTCGCACAGTACTGCGACATCCGCATAGGACGCCTCAAGGACGGCCTGCATCGGTTGCAGGGCTGCGCCGCATTCTGCCTCGCTGGGAAACAGCAGGCGGCTTTCGACATCGCCGTACAGGGCTATGAGGACGGTCCACAGAGTCATTTATCCATCTCCTGCGCATCCCGAATGGCAGTAGCCTTGTATTGGCACCAATCGGGCGTTTCGTTTGTGTCGGTTGGCAACTTGCGAGACTTGCCGTCCTCGGTCTCGTTCCAAACGCACGTGCCGCCGATGTAGCCGCGACAGCAATAGCCACCGCTCAGGCACTTGGCGACCAGAACGCCGGGTTCGTCTTTGCGCTCAATTACGACGGGTCCGAATGTGTATTGGGTCATAGTCCTGCCTTCCTTTCCATCATCGCGTGTGCTTTGTCATCCTCCGCCATCTCCTGCATGGCGGCGGTTTCTTCGTCATTGGCGCGGGCGCAAGCATCGCAAGCCCATTTGTCGCGCTCGTATTCTGTCAGGTCATCCTCGATGAAATCGCACTCGCAATAGTCACAGCGGAATGTCTCATCGAAGGCGGGCGGGTAGAGCCAAGAACCCATCAGAACCCCCATCCGTAAGCGATGAACATCAGCAGGAATGGCAGCGCCATCACACAGATTGCGCCGAGCAAATCTTCGATGAAGTGTCTCATGCCGTCCACCCCGCTTGCTGGACCGCGCGTTGCGCCCTGATGCGTTCACGCATTTCTTCGCGGGTGCATCCGTGGTCGATGATGTGGTCAACTTCCGCAGCCATATCGCGCAGCGCGGTTACCTTTGCGCCCTCGCGGTTGCCGGAGCGTATCGCGTCGTAAATCGCGCGGTTGAGAATCTGCATATTCTTTTCGTGCGTCATGTGTCGTTCTCCGCATTCAGCTTCACGCACCAGCCAAGTGAAGGCTGCGGAAACACGTCTTGAGGATCGTCCTCAATATAATCTTCGTCGTGCCAATCGCACCACTCGCCATCCTCGAACACCATCAAGCCGCCTGCGTTGCAGTAGTCGGGCTTGACTTTGTTCAGGAATTGAAAGGCGTCATATTCCGCCAATGCGTTCAGAAGGAACGCGCCTTGTTCTGGTGATGAAACCGGAACTTCAAACGTCTGCATGGGAACCTGCGGAATCCACCATACTTTCAAATCGCTTTCGGTCATGTCGTTTGCTCCTGTGTGGAGCGGGCCTAAGCCCGCGTTTGGGTTAGTCGGCGTTAATTTCAAGAGCGCGATTGTACGCCTCAACAATGTTGAGACCGTCGGCGCGGTCCTGCGCCTTAAGGCGGGCATTCTCGGACAAGGTGCGGTAGTTTTCGCCGCCGTTGTGTTCGTCGGCAAATGTCTGCGCTTCCTCAGAAGTGTCGAAGTAAAAACGGCTCAAGACAACCGAGCGCGCAGCGTATGCTGGGCCGCCAAAAACATCCGAAACCATCTTTGCCTCGAAAGTCATGATGGCAACTACGTTGTCAAAGGTTACGTTGTCGGTTGTGGCGAAAGCGTATGTGGTCATGGTCGCTTCCCTATCTGGTGGCGGGGCCGAAGCCCCGCGTTGCATTTACTGGCCTACAATCTCAGCCAGCTTGGCAGCGGCGATGCGCTTGCCGTTGAGTTCCCAGTTGCGGCGGAAGTGCGGGCGCATCCATGTGCTTGCGCCTTTGGCAATCTGAATGCCGCACCAAACTTTGCCGATGCCGTCAACTTCGAATGTCTTGCCGCAATGCGTAATTTCGTAGTTGGGTTCTTCGGCTTGCAGTTCTGCGCGGCGGGCGATTGTTGCTTCGAGCATCTGTGTCATGGTCATGGTAGTTTCCCTATCTGGTGGCGCGGTGGCCGTTGTTGATAGGTAGACCTTACGCATTGCCGGATTCGATGTAAAGACAAAAATGCGCTTTACGTCTTTACATTTTGCGCTTATGCTCGCCCCATGCAGAAACGAACCATCATAAACTTTCGAGCGACGGCAGGCGAAATCACTCGCTGGCAAGCTGCGCTGAAAAAGGATGGCCGCACGGTGTCAGGGGTATGCCGTGCCGCCTTAGACCGACTTGCATCGCGGGTCGAAAAGCAAACTCAAACCGAAGGGAAAGACCATGACCAAACCTCAACATAAGAACATCTATATCGCGCTGGCGGCAGCGCAGTCCGAAATGGGTCCGCTCGTTAAAGGCTCGAACAACCCGCATTTCAAAAGCAAATATGCTGACCTTGCTGACCTTGTGACGGCAGTTCGTGGCCCTCTCAACAACAACGGCATCGCCTTCTTTCACTGCATTGTTCGCACCGAAGCCGGTCAAGATATGCGCACCGTGTTAATGCACGGCGAAAGCGAAACCAGCATTGAATGTGACGTTCCGCTGATTGTCTCTAAAAACGACATGCAGGGAATGAAATCAGCAACAACCTACGCCAAGCGCGTAGGCCTTGAGAGCGTCACCGGAATAGCTGCTGACGACGATGACGGCAACGCCGCAGCGAAGGCAGCACCTCGCACCATCAGCGCAGACCAATTCATTGCCCTACGCGACACCGCCGAGGAAGCTGGCGTTCCCGCAGCCAAAATCTGCGCGGCATATGGCGCACCATCGCTTGAGCAATTCCCGGTGGACGCTTTCGACCGTGCGATGAAGAAACTGAGCGCGACCATCGCGGCAAACGCGGAACAGAACCAGCCTGCACTTGGTGACGTTCTTGCGGAGGCATTGGGCAATGAGTGAGCAGGGAAGCCAAGAATGGCTGGCCGAACGTGCGGGGCGGGTAACCGCCTCGGCACTGTCAAATGTGATGATGGCGAAGACCGCAGCCGGGTATCAGAACTATATGGCGCAGCTTGTATGCGAGCGCCTGACAGGCCAGCCCGTGGAGACGTTCAAAAGCGCCGCAATGGAACACGGCAACGAGACTGAACCGCAGGCGCGAGCGTTCTATGAACTAGAGACAGGCAACGATGTGGCCGAGGTTGGATTTATCCCGCACCCGGTCATCGAATGGTCTGGCGCATCACCCGACGGTCTGGTTGGCGATGACGGGCTGGTGGAGATAAAGTGTCCCCAGCCCGCCAAGCACATCAAGAACCTAACAGGCGGCACAATCGACAAGGGCTATATGCTGCAAATGCAGTGGCAGATGGAATGCACCGGGCGGACGTGGTGTGACTTCGTTTCGTTCAACCCGTCATTTCCTGAGCATCTAAAAATGCAGGTGACGCGCGTTGATGCCGACCCAAAGCTGCAAGCTGAGTTGCGCGAAAAGGTGACGGACTTCGTGCAGCAGGTTCAAAGCAAGCTGGCCGAGTTAGAGGCGCGGGCATGAAGACAATTCGCGTTCTGACCGAACACGAGGCGCAGAAGGTGGCCGGTATAATTACCGGCCTCCCCCTGCCCTTCACCATTACCCTTGGCGATGGCGATAAGCGGACGCTGTCTCAAAACAGCCTGCTGCACAAATGGTATGGCGAAATCGCCAAGCACCTCGGAGACATGACGGCGGCACAAGTCAAAGGGCAGTGCCATGTTGCCTACGGCGTGCCTATCCGCAGGCGAGATCCGATATGGTCGCGGGTCTGGGAGCGAATGTTTGACGGCTTAACATACGAGCAGCAGTGCTTTCTCTTTGAGCGTGGCATTCTGGCGATGACGCGAGAGATGAGCGTCAAGGAGTTGGGGGAATATCTTGATTCAGTTCAGAAACATTATCGTGCACTTGGCGTACCACTAACCGATCCAGAGGATTATCATGAATAAGAAGATTGAGCAAAAAATACTGCGCCAATTACTGGACTACAGCCCAGAAACAGGCGTTCTAATCTGGCGAAAGCGTAGTAACGAATTTTTCAAAAAGGACGTTGACGCCCGCAGGTGGAATGCAAAAAACGCAGGAAAAGAAGCCTTTACGTTTTCAGATGAACGAGGACAAAAAGCTGGCGCAATATTTGGCAAAACCTTCTCAGCGCACAGAGTTATTTGGGCGTGGATGACAGGAAGATGGCCTGCTCAAGAAATTGACCACATTAACGGAAATCCATCCGACAATAGGTGGGTAAATCTAAGGGCTGTGACGCACCAAGAAAATTGCCAAAATAGAAGCATTCGCGCGGACAACAAAAGCGGCGTTCAAGGCGTCAGAAAAAAGCAATCAACTGGCAGATGGATTGCCTACATTAGCGTCAAGGGAAAGGCCAAGCATATTGGTTCATTCAAATGCAAAACTGCCGCAGTATTTGCTCGCATGAAGGCCGAAACCGATTTTAAATATCATCCAAACCACGGACGGAGAACGGCATGAGCATCACCGGACGCGCACCGTACCAGAAATCCCCCAAAGCCAAGCCGAACCCAGCCTATCTGGCGAAGGTGCGCGAACTGCCGTGCATCATCTGCACCAGCTACGGCTTGCGACAGCAAAGCCCAACAACGGCGCATCATCCAATTCACGACCGCTACGCAACGCGCAAGGTGCCTGACGAGATGGCTATCCCTTTGTGCAATGGCTGCCATCAGGGCGACTTCGACACGTCCAAGGTCGCGGTGCATCGGGAGCCTGCCAAATGGAAACGGCTATACGGGGCCGACCATGAGTACATCGCAACTACCCAAGACATGATTGAAGCACGGGAGGCAAACACGATATGACCGAAACACAGAACAAAAAAATCCTCGCGCACCTCAAGACAGGCCGCAGCATAACGCCGCTTGACGCACTGGACTGGTTCGGATGCTTTCGCCTTGGGGCGCGTATCTATGACCTAAAGCAAGACGGCCACAACATTTACAGAGAGATGGTTGAGACCGACAGCGGCAAGCGGGTGGCGTCCTATACGCTGGTGAAGCCATGAAGTGCCTGACAATCAAGCTGCCGTTTCCCCCGGCAATCCTGAACCCCAACGCGCGACCCCATCACCTGCGCTTGGCGGCTGAGAAAAAGAAGTACCGCCAGCACTGCGGATGGGAGTGCAAGGCATGGGGCGTCAATCGCTTCAAGGCGGACCAGATACATCTACACATCGAGTTTCACCCGCCGAACAACCGACGCCGCGATCGGGACAATCTCATTGCCGCGTTCAAGGCAGGACAGGACGCGCTGTCCGATGCGCTGGGCGTTGATGACAGCCTGTTTCATGTTTCCTACGGGCCTATACAGCCGCCAGACGCAGCCAAGCTGGGCTACGTCATTGTCAGAATATCGGACATGCCGCTGGTCGCTGAGGTGCCGTTCAAGGGGTGGATAAAATGACAAGCGGCCCGTACCGTGAGGCAGGGCCGCTTGAAAATTCGCTGGTGAGGCGATATAAGCGAAGCACGTCAATGCTGAGAATGTTGTAACACCGGGTGGTGCCGCGTGCAATATCTCAGCCCCAAAATGAAAGGGGCAATA